GTTCTCCTTCCCGAGGTTCGTCAGGGGATGCTTGCGATCCTGGGGTTCTATTTCGGCAGTTCACAGGTTAAGTAAGATGGATATATCCGACAAAACCTCGATTACCATACCGCTTCGCAATCTCATCGCGTTGATCGCCTTCACGATTGTTTCCGTTAGCGGCTACGTCAACATGGTTGGCCGTCTAGCAACACTGGAGAACGCACAAGCGATCCGCGACGTAGAGATCGGGATGAATTCGGAATTCCGAATAAAGTGGCCGCGTGGTGAAATGGGAGCTTTACCGGAGGACGCCGAGCAAAATCTGCGGCTGACTTATGTGGAAAAGCACGTCGAAGAAATGACTGGCGAGCTTGAGAGATTGAAGGCGTTTGGTTCAACCAACTTTGATCTGAAGGACAAGAAGTATTTAGACGTTAAATGACATGGAGACGCATTTCATCAGATCGGTATATTCGGCAGTGCTAGGACTCATTGGATCATTCGCATCGATCACAAGCGTGAGCGAAGTTCTGACGGTCCTCGGAGCCGTTGTGTCGATCTGTTCGGGATGCTTGGCAAGTTACCATTTGATGCTGGGAATACGCATCCGCAAGCGGGACATCAAAGAAAGGGAGAACAACTAGTGGCTAAGGCAACAGTAGAAGTAAAAGTTCCTGAAAGGATTTTAATAGAGATTGAAAACGAGCTTTTTAAGCTGGGAGACCCAAAGTGGGTTTTCGCAAGATATCAGGCTGCCGCAAAAGAGGCTATGAAGCCAGTATTAAAACATGTTTTCGCGACCGCTCCACACGACACCGGAAATCTTCAAAAGGCAATAACCCTCAACAGTAGACGAAGTCGCAAAAAAAAGGGAGTTTCCAGCGCCCGTGTAGGTGTTGGCTCTAAAAAGATTTTTGTAAAACTAAACAAAAGCGGAAAGCCTGAATTGTATAGACCTGCTGATATTATAAATGCAATTGAGTATTCAAAGTCTGGAAAAGCTGGAACCGGATGGATGAGTCAAGCACAAAAAGAGAAAGCAAAACCTCGGGAACTTGAACAAAGAATTAGATCGTTTATCAATGTCGCTATAAAGAAAAGAACTAAGTTTTTAATAAACAAAAGAAAAAAGGCTAAAGCAAAATGATAACCGATTTAAGATCTTACATATTAGCCGATTCTTCGATATCGGATGAAATAGGAACTAGACTATTTCCAGAAATAGCTCATAACATAACGGCAGACGATCCGTATGCAATATATACGGTTTTTAGTAGTAGCACTGTCGATTGTCACTCAGACTCTGGGATTCTGCACGAAGACCTTATAGAAGTGAGTGTACACGCATCAACGGTTACTAAAGTTTATGAACTAGCCGAGTTGTTTAGATCCAGACTAAGCAACAAAAGAGTTGCCTTGGGACCATATGACGCCTATATAAAGTGGTCCTCATTCAACACAAATTATTCAGACAACGATGAAATTTTTTCAGGGTCAATAACCCTAGATATAACCTGGAGCTAAGGGCTCCTCTAAAAACAACAACCTAAACAATAAAAAAACATGGCTAAATATGCAGCAAATGGGGCCACCGTTACGATCAATACTCACGGATCGGATGATGCCCTTTATAGTAGTGATAATGCAGAAAGTATCTCAAATGTTGTTTCGTTCGGGGTTCCTTCAGACTCTAGCGACGAAATCGACGTTTCGGATCACAGTTCAAACCGACGTGAATACGTTAATGGATTAATAGATAGCGACGATATGACAATCGAGCTAGTCTACGATCCAGCAGACACTGGACAAGGATACCTTCGTGATTATGTTGGCTCAACCGAGAAGGAGTTTGTAATAACTCTGAGCGGTCCTGCGGCGAGCAATACTCACACCTTTAACGCATTGGTAAAAAGCTTTAGCATTGATCTTCCAGCAGATGGAGCGATCACCGCTACCGCTACCATCAAGCGTGTTGGTGTCGATCAGCTAACCACAGTTTAATAGTTTTATTTAGCCGACCATGAAAGAACAAACTATTAAAGTTAAAATCAACGGAAAGAATCGCGAAGTCTATGCTGGCAATGCGGCTCTTTTACGTTTTCGTCGCTCTGGGGGAGATATGGCGTTAATTTCTTCGGCAACCGGAGAGGATAATAACGAGCTATTTGATTCCCTAGACGCAATCACAAAACTAATTTGCGTTAACCTAGTTGAGAATGACTTAACCCCAGAGGAAGTTGCCAACGGGGTAGAGTCTATGCCTGAACTATTTAACGCCGCAGGAGTCCTGCTTAATCAAGTTCCTTGGTTGGTCGGCTCCAGTAAAGAACAAGAATAATACGGGCTCCGATGACGCAGGGCGATTACGATAAAGCATTGCTAGATGATTTTGCATTTGCTGTAGTCGCCTTGCGTTTAAGGCCTGACGATTTCTGGTCAATGAGTCGCGGGGAATATCTGGCATGCGTAAACATGTGGCGACGACTCAATGGCCAGGAAGTGGAAAATACTAATAATCAAGAACGAGTAGACTCGTTCTCTAAATACTTGCAAGGCACCTTTGGGGGCAAATTAAGAAAAAATAATCATGGCTAAAAGTGATCTAAGCTCAGTATATATCGAGGTCGTCGTAAATGCAGATGGTGTTGTTAAGCCTATGAGTGCTGCTCAGAAGGCTTTTTTCAATTTCCGCAAAGAAACGTCAAGACACAAGGGCCTAGGCAAATCGATAGCAGGTCAAATGACCAAAATGGCTGGAGGAATTTTTGCAGTACATAAGGCCGTTAGTCTCTTGTCGTCAGCCGCTAGGCAAATGTTTGCAGACCTTAGCACATTCCAGCGAATGTCTGTAGAACTTAAGGTGGCCACTGGATCTGCGGAGAACGCCGAAGCAGCCTTCTCCATGATCCAAGAAACGGCCAAAGAGCTGCCATCATCGATTCAGGATATTACGGAAGGCTTTGTTCGACTCAAGAACATGGGCCTTGATGCCAGCAAGGATTCACTAATTTCCTTCTCTAATACGGCTGCTGCTATGGGCAAATCCCTTAAGCAATTTATAGAAGGTGTTGCGGATGCTAATACGCGAGAGTTTGAGCGGTTAAAGGAATTCGGTATCTTGGCCCGTAACCAAGGGCAAACTATTCGGGTAACATTCAGGGGCATAACAAAAGATATAGAAAATTCAAGCAAATCTATTGTCGGATACCTTACTGATATAGGAGATCAAGAATTTGCTGGGGCTGCGACTGAACAGATTAATACACTTTCAAGCCGAGTAACCAAACTTAAGGATGCCTTATTTAAGCTAAACGTATCTCTTGGAAAGTCAGAGGCTGGTGCAGTTGGGGAATTCATTGGTTCCGTAACCGAGGGAATTGAAAATTTTGTTGATGAAAATGAACTTTCTAAGTTTCGTGACCGATTAACTAAGGTAATGAAGATTGAAGGGCCTGGGTCGGCGTACATGTCTCCCGCCATCGTTTCTATGGATAAAGTTCCCAGGTCGCTAGAAGAAATTAGAAATATTTTTGAAAACCTTAAGAGATCTGAAATTAAGCTTGCCGAAAAATTTCTTGAACAAGAACTGAAGGTGTTGTGGGCTAAAAGATATTCTGGTGACCTTAGTGACAAAGAGAACGCTGCGATGTCTGATAGATACTACACTATGGAAAAAGCTCTTGACAGAGCAAGAGAAACCTTAGGTGTAAAAGAAGCAGAAGCAAAAAAGGCTAAGGATATAAAAAGCGATGAGGAAGATGCAGTTGAACTAAAGAAACAAAATAAAAATATAGAGGAGGCTCTCGCTGTATTTAGCAGAAATAGAAGAATTGAGGTATACAAACAGCTTGGTCTTGAAAAAGCTCTTTTAACAGAGAGAGATGCATCTGTTCAAAAGCTAAAAGAAGCTGAGGCTTCTTTAGATATTATGAGGACTGGTCGTCAAGACCCGCAGCAAGTAGAGGCCGCCACAAAAACAGTTATAGATCTTAGGACTGAAGTGTTTCAACTTGAGGACTCTATTAGATCTATAAGGAAGCAATCGGCTGATGAACTTGCCAGAGAAGCCGAGGTGGTGCAGAAGGCACTAGCAAAAGAGAAGGAAGCAAAAGATAAGTTAATAGCCGAAACTAATAGGCTAGGCGGAATTGATGCGGTAAGATCTAAATCCTTGTTGAGGATGACCATAAATCAGGCCGTAGAAACAAAGAAGGGGCTAGAGCTTCAAGCCGCTTTAGAGGCTCGTCTCAAGTTGCAAAATCTTGAACTAATAAAAGCAGAACATTTATGGGAAGAAGCATGGAATGCGGAACTTGTTGAAGAGGCTGAAGATGCTATAAATTCTGCCAGAGCAGCAATCCGTCAAACCGAGGAAGCCATCAAAGACGCAAAGATAAATAGGTTTGGCGAGGATCTTCAGAAATTATTTGACGACGTCAAAGAGGGCATTGCTGATGCCATTGTCGAAGGAGAAAACTTTAAAGGAGTTTTGCAATCTATACTCAAGCAGATTGCAAAAACTCAAATTATTGGAGCGTTAACAGGACTTTTCCCGGGGCTGGGAACTCCACCCAAAAAGTTGTTCAAGGGAGGTCCGGTAACAGCTAATAGGCCGTTCCTAGTAGGAGAGCGTGGCCCAGAGCTTTTTGTTCCTTCTAACAGTGGGTCCATAACTCCTAATCATAGGACAGGTGGGGGAACCAGAAGCGTAAACGTAGTAAACAATTTTTCTATCGATGGCGGGGACAAACGAGAAATGCAGCAAATGATTGCATCCTCGGTATCTGCTTCGGTGAGTTTAGCAGTAAATAAAATGCAAGATAACAAAAGAAGGGGAATCAGATAATGCCTACCATACCAGTATCCAATGCTCTTTATACGGGACCGCAGTTTAGCTCGTTTAACATAACTAGGACTAAAAGCACTCCTACTACTGTCAGCCCCTTTTCGGGAGACTTGCAGGTATATGAATGGGTCGGCTCGGAAAAATTTCAGTGGACCGGACAACTGCCACCAGTAAGCTCACTAAGCGACAAGGAAGATTGGATAGAGTTTTTGTTAGACATGGAGGGAATGAGTGAAACATTTACATTTGACCTGAACTCGGTAACTAACAAACTGTATAAATACGCTCCACTTCCATCCGGCACCAGCCACACTCTACCCACTACCTGGAGGCTTGCTGAACCGATTGTAGGCTGGTCAATAGATATTAACGGTCTCTTAGTAGGCGTTCAAATAAAAGCAATAGAACCTTAAAACTATGTCTCGGAACTTAGAGTCAACCATGAGTTCAAACCTGGCTTCTACGGTGGTTAAGCCAGCATTCTTTGTAAAATTTGAATTCGATTATACTACCACTCCTGGAGATAGTGATTTGCGATTATGGACGGGTTCTGGAACAATATCATATAATTCTGAAAATTATATAGGCTTGGGGAATCTAGTAAGCCTAGAGATGCCAGCGGAAAGCCAAGATGGGTCTGCACAGGCGGTAACATTTACTCTCTCTGGATTACCTTCGACAAATATAAGCCTTGCCATGACCGAGCAATATCAGAACAGGCCAGTAACCTGCTGGTTTGCCACCATGTCAAATGCAACGACAATTAGCGGCACTCCCTACAAGATATTTGAAGGACTTATCGACGTAATGGAGGTTTCGGACAATGGTCAGACCGCTTCAATATCCGTTAAGACAGAAGGTTTTGCTTATGGAGTGGGGCCATCTTCAGCTAGAAGGACCGAGCAGGACCAGAAAGAAAGATATTCATCAGACAGGAGTTTGCGTTTTGTCGCCGACCTAGCCGAGAAGGAGTTTCGTTGGGGAATAAAAGCTTGATGTTTAATTGGTCCAATAATTGTGGTCATCAAGCAATTGACTTTTTAAAAGACACCAGGGGAATTAGCTTGGGCGAAGAATTCAAATGCATAGACAGCCCTTATAAGGCATGTCGATTGATACGGCCCTACGGATCTATATCGGCTTTTCTTAATTCGATATCTTACTTGGATCAAATAGAAGTAAAGAAAGCCAGTATAGGCGATCTGATGGTTTTTGATTGGGGCAAGGGAATACTTCACTTTTCGCTAGCTATAAACTCAGACGGGATAACCTCAGTTGGCCCCTGTGAGAATGGAAACTTATTTTTTAAAACACTAGAAGCCTCATCGGCATTTAAGATATGGCAGGACCAGTAGCAACATTTTTAACAAGTACATTTGGCTCGACGGCTGCTAAAGCCGCTTTAGCTTCGGCAGCTAAAACTATCCCACTTTGGGCCAGTGTAACTGCACATGTAATAGTAGCCGGAGCGACTATGGTCGGTTCTGCTCTACTTGCTCCAAAGAACAGGTTTGGCCAAGGCAATGACAGGAACTCTTTAACTGTTCGCGGAGCCAACAGTCTCGGTGGGACAACAAATAGACAATACATATACGGCGAAGTCAAAGTTGGTGGAACCATTGTGTATATGGGAACCAGTGATTTTGATTCTAGTGTCACGGGTAATGACAATAGATATCTTCACATGGTCCTGGTGCATTGTGATCACGAAACCGAGGAGCTTGGCGATCTGTATGTTAATGGGGAAGTAGTTAATTTTTCCGCATACAGCAGTGACGGTGCATTAAGGTCGGCCACAGGAACTAGGTATTCTGGCAGCCTATGGATTGCCGATCACCACGGTGGGCCTAGCCAAACTGTCAATAGCACACTAGATGCGGCTATGGGCAATTGGGGAAGCAGTGACAAACTTAGTGGAATGTCATACACCTATATTAGGCTACTACTTAAGGACGGCGATGAAAATGCTTTCCCTACTGGCATTCCGCAGTTTCAGAGGGTTGTGAAAGGAAGAAAGGTTTATGATCCTCGAGAGTCTTCCCATGATCCAGATGATAGCACGACCTGGGAGTACAGTTCAAATTGGGCTTTATGCGTTGCAGACTATTTGCAAAGCGAGTTCGGTTATGGGAGAATCGGACTTGGTCATAGCAAAATCAATGAAACAGAACTAATTGCTTCTGCCAATAATAGTGACGAAACAGTAAATAGCAAATGGGACAATTGGTCTGCTTCAGAGGACGTTGCTCTTAATACTCAGAGACTAATAACGGAAGGAGCAATCCTTGTTTGTACAACGGCGGGTACTACCGGAACATCAGAGCCAGCAGGACCATACAGTGGCGGGGAAACAAACATTTCCGATGGCACTGCAATTTGGAGGGTTCTTTATGCCAATCCGACTGGAACCGAAAGCAGGTATGAGCTAAACGGAATAGTCAATTCAGATGAAGATCCAATGGAGGTTGTGCGGTCAATGCGTACAGCCGCTGATGGTCTGGTCGAATATATTGGCGGCGAATGGTTTATTCGTTCTGGGCGGTACATAACTCCTACAATAACCTTAGACGAATCTGATTTTGCTGGTCCAATATCCGGTACAACCAAAGACGACCGTACGGTCTCGGTAAACACTATTAAAGGGGTTATAGTAAACAAAGACGATGCATACAATGTTATCGACGTTCCTTCCTTCACTAATTCCACATTTGTTGCGGAAGATAATGGGGTAGTTTCTACTAGGGAACTAGAGCTTTTATTTACTAACAGTCCGGCTGCGGCTCAACGTCTATTCAAAATTGCTTTAGCTAAGGCACGTCAGCAGATCAGTCACAAGGCTACGTTTACGGCAAAAGCAATGCAGCTTCAGGTCGGCGATAATTTCAAGCTGGATTTCGCTAGGTACAACTACAGTTCAACTGCCAGCACTCCAACTACATTCCAGGTATGGTCGCATCAGTTGAAGATCGGCGGCAATGGCGAGCTTCTGGTGGATATGGAGTTTCGCGAGATTGCGAGTAATACATACGATTTCGACGCAACGACCGATCAAACTACAGTCGATCCCGCCCCAACGTCTTTTCTTCCAGATCCTTTTGAGGTGACGGCTCCGACTGGAATGACGGCAGAAAGCGGGACCGATCAACTTATAGAGACTTCTGATGGAAGTATTTTGCCAACTGTTTTGGTGGAATGGACTGCGGCGGCTAGTGTCAATGTCATCGGCTATCAGATCCGCTGGAAATACGCAAACCTTGTCAGGGATGCTCACTATAGATATTTAACAATAAACGGCAGGAATAATACGTCATCGGTCATCACGGGGGTCAGGGAAAGTCGTGGCG